CTCGTCACGGCTGATGATGCCCTGAGCTGGGTTGAGTTTGGTACTCAACCAGCCCCTAAAATCTTTAATTATACTCATGGTAACCCTCAATAAAATTCACTAAAACTTCCACCTAATACCTTGGGTTTTTCGCCTGGATTAAGTGTTGCCTTAGCTTTTTGGGTTTCTAGCCAATGACCTTGCTTTTGGGCACTAGAAAGAGGAGGAGCTTTTCCGTAAACAGCGTGCAGAGCTTGATGATGTTTTAAACACAATGTATAAACATCACGATAGATCTCGTCATGGTGATTGTCAATAAACTCGTCCCTGTTTTCTAATACAGCCTCGTCAGTAGAAAAATCACGACCGGTCGTTTCTATCCAACGTTCTAAAAGTAGTGTCAGGCTATGTGTATGATGTAACTCTAAATCTTGATCAGTGTTGCAGATGTAGCAGTGATCTTTCTTCTCATATGCAGACTTTGCACGGTCTCTCACCCATTTGATGGGTATTCTTTTATTAGTATTCTTAGACATTCTCAGCAAGTCTCCAGCCTTTGTGTGTCTTGCGCTTTCCGTTTAGTACATTTGTAAAACTACTTTGAGTTAATACGTGGTACCTGCAAAACGCATTAACATTTGAGATACTTTTATATACAACACCATTCGGAGATACAACCGACGGATACTTTATACCTCTAGCTCCTGCCGAATTTCTGATAGTGTACCTGGTTCCTTTGAGCGACATCACTTTGGCATACATGGCTGGATGTTTAGCTTCTAGCCAGTGGTGACTTGCCCCACACGATATAGAGTGTATAGAGTTTACGCTCACTCCGGTAATTTCACTAATTTTTGCGAATCCAATTCTAGGGTCACAAAGAAGCTCTAGTACTTGCTCTATTTGAGAGTTGGAATTTTTTGCATAACCATGATTTTCACCACATGCGTTGGGCATATCTCCGGCGTGCTTTAATACATTGAAACCGTTATTTACGCAGTCAAATATCTCTATAGCTTCATCTTCTGCGACATTTAATTCTTCAACACTACATTCGCAGAGTATTTCTAAAGAAGGATTGCCGTATATCTTATACGCCTCCATCATTTTTGAATTAGCTTTATTACTAGCAAAATTAGTTAAATGCTGTTTATAACGTTTTTCTATATTAGTGCTCTGCCCAACGTAGCAACGATCTGTGCCATTAAAGCACAATCGATAAATTCCAATAGTCATAATTATCTCCGACAAGATATAGGCGGTCCGTGTGTCGGCACGATGAAGGGGTAATTAGTCCCACCCGCAAAAAATTGGTAATACAACTCAAATTAGAGATATTATAACACGTAGGCAAAGACCTGTCAAAACCTTTTTTGAAGAGGTACAATTTTTAGTTCCACAACTTGTACCACCAGCTACGAGACTTGTAGGCTCGTAGTGAGGCCACCTCCAGCTCCAAGTCCCTCAACCGGTCTAGTTCCCCCGGCAATACCACCCCCTCATCTCTAAGATTTTTCAATTCGGTCTGGGTTTCACTCATATACTTCAACAAGCTGCCGGTACTGTTTTCCAATACCCCACTATAGCGTCGTATCCAGAGGTCGTGTTCTGGAACATCTGGGTACAAACTATTCAACAGGTTGACGCCTCGGCTTATCCAACTACGTTCCAACACGTCGAGATGATCGGGGTGGCACAATTCCAGTACCTCACAGCGCGGAATTCCCCACACTTTGTAGTGAGCTTGCAATTCGGCTGTGTGATTGCCACGGCGCAGTGAGTTCAAGTGTTGCTTGTATCTAGCATTGATATCAACACTCTTGCCAATGTAGGTGTAGCCGCTGTCGAACTTTAAGACATAAATTCCGCTTTTCATATTGTGTATGTGTACACTGCGTAGCGCAATGCATCTGCTATGTGTGAAACTTTATTGTGAACCGGCTTTTCTCGGGTAAGTGTTTCGCGATTGTCCCACTGGTACTGATCAAACATCTCCAGTGTGTGGACGCAGTGTGGGGCCACCTTGATACGTCCCTGTTCTACTAACGTCTGTACATATGCAATGCCTTCCAACACCTGTTTTTTAGCTTTGATGGTACTAATATCATAACCGTACGCCAAGTCACTTGCAAACTGTGCTGCGGCTGAGTCAATAAAAATGCCCGACTCTATTCCCCAGCGGTCTATAAACTTTTGAAATGCCTCAGCATGGGTGGCAGTAGTGGCTTCTGCTTTCAAGTACTCGTCTACCACATGGAAGCTGTCGTCTGCAGGATTATAGGCCAATACTAAGAACGCAGTAGGGTCCCGGTATCCGGGGTCTATGCCTGCTAGGTACTCCACCCCATCAACGTGGTTGAACTCTACCACCATGTCACTAGTAAATGAATAGATCTGACCCTCGAAAGTGTTGAATGAGGCCATGTACTCCTGCTCAAACTCGGCTTTGCTCATACTAGCGCGAGCCTCTGAAACGTCGCTCTCCAGCATGCGGTCATTTTCGGTGTAGTCGGCTTGCAGTGAAATCCACTGCGGGTAGAGCTCGCTGTATCCACGCTCATAAAATTTAGCAAACCAGTTGTGTTTGCCGCGTGGGGTACTAATAAAGATAGCCTTGCTACCCGGACGGTCCAACGTCGGTCGCAAACTTACATTGAAGGCCTCTTCACCACCATCGCCTAAAGCAGCTTCGTCGAATATGATCAAGTTGTAGCTACGACCAACACTTGAATCCACAGTGGTGATACTCCCCATGCGGATGGTACTGCCATTCGATAGTTCGATCACCTTGTCTTTGTGGTTGTCTTTGGTCACCTCCAAATCAAACTGCTTGATGAACCCACGTTGTAGTTCGAAACTGATAGTACTCAAGTTGTAGTTCGGGCTCATGATCAACACATTGCAGCCGGGGATCAACACGACCAGTTGGCCGATCACGTTGGCAATGAACGTCTTGCCCAGCCGTCGGCTCAGTGCAGCAACGATGAACCTGTAGTCGGGTGAGTTCACAGCATTGATTAAAGCAATCTGTGGACGGTTCAAGTTGTCGTGGATGGGCACACCACCCACAGTTGCCAACTTCAAGTAGTTCACTATGGGCAGCTTGATAAACCGACTATCGCCTGGGTAGTCGGTGATGTTGTAACAGTCTATGTCATCTCGAGAAATCTTAAGCATTGGGCTTCAACAACCTTTCTAACAACGACCCATAGTTGGAGCCAGCACCGCCGTCATTGATTTGTACGTTGACCTGGCTCTTAATATTGCTGGCTCGAACTTTTTCCAAGGCAATCTCACGGTCCAACTGTTCGATGGTCATTTTGTGGCTTAATGCCAACAGATCTGCAATGTCCTTCGACGACCCCACTCCTGCTTCGTCTAATTCCTGGAACTTCTTTGAGATCAACATGTCCATTGCTTTTCGCATTTTAAATCGGTTGTTGAAGCCCACATCTTTAAACACCTGATCAATGTAGGTCTTGACCTCACGGCGGTTCAATTGGGATGCTACCAGCTCGGTACTGACCCCCAGTTCCTCACTTACCTTACTCAGGCTCTGAGTTTGTAGGTAACAGTTGGCAATCTCCAACCCCTCGGGATCGATGGTGAGTGTTTCGGCTGGGTGGGTTTGAGCTGGTAGCATGTGGACTCCTCAGTGGATATCTATTTTACGAGTGGTGCTCTTGGGGCTGGTTTGGAGTTCGATGTACAACACCCCATCTTGTAATACTACACTTGACACGTGGATGTCCGGTTCTAGGGTCCAGGTTTTGGTCCAGGATCTGTGGGCGAGTCCACGTACCAGATAAACACGAGTGTCTTCGGCTTCCTTGGTGCCCTTGACAGTCAAGGTGGTACCGGTTAAACTCACGTCCAACTCACCTCGATCCCAGCCACTCACAGCAATTTCGATTACATAGTGGTCCTCGTCTTTGTAGAGGTTATACGGTGGGTATTGATTGGTTGCACGATTCATCATGTTCTCAAAACCAATCATGGTCTGGTAGAGGGGGTCTAGCATTGTTGTCTTCATAGTTGATCCTCTTAGATATAGCGATCGAATGGGCGGGTGCCGTAGTAACGTGCTCGGAATTCGTACAATTCCTCTGAATAGTCTACTAATGCATCCCAGATGTATTTGATAATCTTCATAGATAACCTCGACGTTGTATGGCTTTCATACGGTTTTCCAAGTCACACAGGTCTGTGCTCTGTGACAAGTAACTGTAGATCTCATCACAATAGTGAGGTTGGAATGATCGTGTGATCCATTCTAAAAATTTCATAGTTTTTCCTTGTTGATGATCCCAAATTTGGCGATCGGGTCCATTATACCACGAGGGGCTTGTTGGTTCAAGTCAAAATTTGGTCTGCGTACAAAGGATTGGTGGAAAATTTCCAAAATAGGCCGTGTTGGTGGGCGCAGCGGGGGTCGAAAATAACAGGTCTAACAACCGCCCCTAGTCTATTGTATCACGGAACCTACAGCAATGCGAATACCCTACCAATTTGTAGGGAAATAAAATTAGGTATTGACCTGGGCGGTGTTCATGTTATAGTTACCACATTGCAACAGGAGATCAAGATGAGCCGAGCAAGCACAGAGATGGAACAGATGCGTAACCAGATGGTTGCCGCTGTTGATAAATTGAGCCCTGAAGATCTCAAGGCTATGCTACTGCGTAGTTTAGAATTGTTCCCTAATACCTACGTAATGAACGAGATGGCTAACGCAACGTCGTTCAAGTCTTTTGAAAAGATGGACTTTGAACTGGACCTGACTCCATAACCCCACGTTTGACAGGGTTTTTGAACCCTGTTAATATACACCCACTGCAACAGGAGATCAAGATGACCACTAGCGAACACATGGACGACCTGGCTCAACGATACGCTCGTGCCTTGGTGCGGTATCACATGACCAACGACCGTGACGATTACAAAATCATGTTTGAACTGCACGAGATGCTGAACATGGTTTGTCATGAATATGCTCAGGAACAACTGGAGGAACTGTGATGACTGATTTTTACGCTGCGGTAATTACCGCGTCCAGACTGGTAGCAGCCTGCCGTATGACCGTCCGTGATGCCTGCCGGGCAGCAGCCCACCAGCACGGCGTGGACTACCACAAACTGTACCGGGCCTTGACGGACTGAAGCAAAGACCCCACAGATCGTGGGGCCTTTGGTGCGCCGAAATTATATCACGTCATTTCGGGCCGGGTCAATACCCCACCTGGTCACAGGGGCATTATTTTGGTGTTGTGTTGGGTTGGTGTTTTGGCTTAAAATCATTACATCGCAAGGCAAACAGGAGAACCAAGATGTACTACCCGGAAGGCATGACGAAAGAGGATATCGAAGCATTCGAACTGGACATGGTTGCAGCTGAACTGATCTGGAATGAAGATCCCATCAACTGGGAACTGCAAGAAATTGCAGAAGGGGCTTAACATGGAAATCGTGGCACTGTTTGCGTACTTTGTAGTACCCACAGTCATCGTGGGCTTGATCATGATCTTGATGGGAGAATGGTAATGGACTATCCAGACTATGACACTGAGGAATTGGCCGCCTACTTCAGCGACTACCACAAAGACGTTCACGGTGTACGTCCACGCTGGATTGACCACACTGACCGTGTGGCGATCATTGAAGGGCTGGAAAGTCTGGACCGTTACATGGATTCCATGAAAACCACTCCCGAGGGTCGTGCCCAACTGAGGGCTGCTGGTTGGTGGGTGGAACAGGACTGAACAAAGACCCTACACTGGACCAGGTTAACTGGTCCGTGGTAACATGCGTTATCGCATCAAGAAAGGAACTGTATGAAGG